CCCCAAGAAATCGCGTTGGTAACGCTCCACTGCATTAACCCTTTGTTAGGTAACACTTCGATTAGTTGTTCTGTCTTCGCCCGTTTGGTGGCACCCGACCTCCAAGTACCTTACCATCTAGCATCCGCTGGAATTGGTATGGAAGACAAACTGTATTCGAAGTTTAACACAGCAAAGAGTATTGCACAGAGTGTAGTGAATGTGAGCAGGTCCGTAGCTGGTTTACCAGTTGTTGGCCCAATCGCAAGCACTATCTCTACAATTGGGAGTTGGTTCGGTTTAGCCAAACCGACCAACATTTCACCCCCAGAAACCTTGTCGCAAATTCCAACCGCGACTTGGCTCTTGGCTAGGGCCCGTGATAACGGGATCATTTGTGGATTTGACCAAGAACACAATGCAGGGTACACAAATCAACTCGGTTTTACCGAGGAGGACGAAATGTCTATAGAGTACCTCTGCGCACAAAAGTGTTTGCAGTCAGTTCACAACTGGTTCCCAGATGCCGTGGATTTTCCTGGAAAAGTCCTAGCATCGGTTAAAGTTTCACCCAGAAACGCACAGGCCATAACATCCGATGACTTAACGTATAAGGATGTTGACTTCATAGGCGCCCTCGGAGAGAGGTTCGAACTATGGAGAGGCCCCATGGAATACGAGATCGAGGTGATCTCAGCATTTGCTCAGTCAGGACGACTGAGGGTGGGGATCTTCCCAGGTGATGTAAACCCAGCGGACGTATCACTAGAGGACATGGACAACGTTCCTAACCATATTATTGACCTCAACTCTGAGGAAAATCATTATAAGTTAGGCATTCCATACCTTACAAACGCTCAATGGATGAGGACTGGCGCGGTAAATGCGACTATCATCGTAATGGTGCTAAATGGCTTGGCTTTCCAGCAGGGAACTCCAAGTCAAGCGTACTTTAATATTTGGCGACGTGGATCACCCGATCTACGTTTCACCTTTTTGGTGGCAGAACAATACATACCCCAATGGCGTGACGCTAAACCAATAAGTACAGTAGCAGAATTTCAGATGAGAGACACAGATACCGTGACAACTCCATACACCTTTGAAGATGGC